CGCCTTCTCGACCCACTCGATCAGTTGTTTGTAGCCGGCTGGCCTGCGGTACTTCTTGCGGTTGGCCTTGTACTGGGGCCACACGCCATAGCGAAAGGAAACGCGATCCCCGAAGACCAGCACGGGCTGGTGATCGGGGGCGCCTTCACGGATCTCGGCGATCAGCTCCTGGAAGTTGGCCTGGGCATCAGCGTGCCGGCACAGGTAGGTCCAGTCGCCGTCATCCCACTCGGCCTCCCATTCCGCCGCAGTGGCGGAGCGGAACAGGTAGACCTCGGCGTCGATTAGCAGCTTCATTCGCTGATCTCCCTGATGAGTCGATCGGCCACCTCGTTGATGGCCAGGAAGCAGATGCGGGCCTGGCCCGGGTCGGGCGCCCAGGTGCGGATTACGTCGGAGATTTCCCGGATCACCTCTTTCATGCGGCGCCGATCATCAATGCCGTATTCGCCCAAGGCTTCCTGAACCATTAAGCAGTTTTCGAGAAGGCTCATTTGATTAGCTCGGCGGTGCAGTTTGGCCAGCGGTTCTTGCAGTACAGCAAGGCCTTTGTTTTGGTTGGAGCCGGAATCGTGACTCGCATCACGGGCATGTTCGGCTGCTTCACCTTGAGGGTGAACAGTCGTGTCATCTCCTTGGGCCCTGGCCTGCTAATCCCGTCCCCAAGGTTTGGCTCGACCCATCCTGGCGGGATGTAGTTCGGATTCAGGCCCATTACTCGTCCTCCATTTCGATGATGTGCTCGAGGGCCCTGATGTATCCGTTCCAGTAGCCCTGAGTGAAGCTGCCCTGCACCGTCTCGTCGTAGTGCTGCAGCGCCATGGTTCTCAATCGAACAAGGGCGCGTCGGGAGACGTCGATGGGCTCTTCGCCTTTTCTTGTTGCCATGGCTGCACGTTGCGAGGGTCGTGGATGTTGACGTAGGCGTATTTACCGAGGAAGACCATCAGGCTCCTTGTCCGGCGGGAGACGACAGCGCCGCGGCGCCATGCCCCTTGGTGGTAGGCCTTGATCTCCTGGCCGATCTCGTACTCATTGGTCCAGTTCATCCGTGGTGCTTGCGGAAGGCATTCATGTCCCTGAAATCCATCTCCTGAAACTGCGGGTTTTCAGCCAGAAATCCCGGGCTGGGCAAGATCACATCCCTGCCTTTCTTGTTGAACTGCAGGGTCGACCACTTGCCCGTGAGGAGGCCGCGTTCAAGGATCTTTTGCAGCTCGTGACGATCGAAGAGTGGTTCCATCACTGCTCACGGCTCGCTTCCTCTTGCGCCCAGTCGAGGTAGTCCTTCCACCGCTCTGGCGTGAGCGGGCAATCCTCCTGGACGGGCGGCAGCAGGGGCTGCTCCGTGGTGGCGAATGGCACGTAGGCCTCGCTGTTGTGCGGGCCTGGAGCTGAAATCAGCGAGCGCCGCGCCGCCGGCAGCATTGCTTGCTGCGCTGCTGTTGGCGCACAGAACGATGGGAGTTCCTCGCGGAAGCCCCAGCTTCTGTTGGCCATGCCGTTTTCAGTTCGATAGAGCGGTGCCATCAATTCCTTCCAGGTCGGGTAGCGCTTGAACGTGTTGGGTTCGAGCCCCTGAATCCACTGCTCGGCGGCCCACATGAACTGCGGCTCGGTGATTTCAGGGAACTCGCTGGTGAAGCTGTGGAACTTGAGCCGGCAGATGTGCGGGCTCCAGCGATCGGCCTCTTTGATTCGCAGCTGGGCCGCGATCATTTCGGCTACGGCCAGGAATGTCTCTGGCGTCAGGCTGTTTGCTCTGGCCATTGCTCCAGGGCGGCGCGCATCGCCGGATCTTTGGGCATGGGACGGCCGGCTGCCGTGGGCTGGGCCAGCTCGTCTTTGATGTACTCAGGCTTGAGCGCCTGCCAGCCGTGCTCCACGCCAGCCCGGGCCAGCAATACCTGCTGCCAGGCCGGAAGTTTCGACACGCGGAAGACGCTTGACTGCCACGCGGTCTCGGTCCATGTGGCTTTTGATCCGTGCTTACTGCGGCGGCTTTCGTTCCACCACTGCACAACCAGGGGCTGCGCCTCGGAGCACACGTTGACAAGGCAGTCCTCATCAAGGCTTGCCGCGTAGCGCTTGCTCGCTGCCACCTTTGGCTCCTGCTGCTGCAGCTGAATCACGTTGGTGAGCTGTTCTGCCGGAGCCTCGGCGGGCGCGGCCACGTAATTCCGGATCACGTGATCCCACTCCTCGATGCGCTCGAGGGTGCGGAACTTGTGACGGCATCGCTTGTTATTGCAGATGCGGTGACGGCGCAGGCCTTGGGCCACGCGAATGGTTTCGATGATGCGAGAGCTGTCGTTCCCGCATTTGGGACAGTTCATGCGGATTGCTCCTTTGGCGCCCACTCGCCGCACCATTCGTTGGGTGAGACGCCGGGCCAGAGATTGATGGATGTGTGATCCCACGGACTGAGCGCGGGAGGGTTGCGTTGGCAGAACGCGTAGCCGCCTTCTTTCCCTCCGCGGGAATACAGGCAGTTGACGCACTTCTGCTCAGCGACTGGCGGGAAGAGGGTCATCCCAGACCACCTTGAGGTAAATGGATTGCTCGGCCTTTGGGGCCCGGGTGAATCGCAGGGCCATGGATGGCACCACGCCCACCCGGTCATCGGCCCACACCAGCCCGTTGCCGCTGTCGAGCACTGCGCCCGCCAGGTTGTCCAAGTCCCCTCGGGCAGGGCCGCGGAAGCTCAAGACCAGGACGTTGACCTGCTCAAGCGGTGGATCGGTCCACCACTCAGCCAGCAGCGCCCGCACCGTCGCCTTCCATTTCATGTAGGCCGGTGGCATGTAGGGCCGGCCGCCGCCCCTGGGGGAGCGGGGCCGCGCCTTCGACATGAGCGGGACGCGCAGCTCGAAGTCAGCGGTTTGCATCAGAACGGGATCTCGTCGCTGTCCCAGCTGGAGTCGGCCGCTACCGGCTGGGCCTGCTGCTCGACCACGGGGCTGCGCGTCTCGTTCCCGGTCAGCGCGTAGCCCTCTTCCGGTTCGCCAAAGGCTGCGCTCGTGTCTGGCGCGCTGTACTCCACCAAGTGCAGCACCCGCACCGCCTCAAGATTGAGGCTCAGGCCTTTGCCACCCTCCGGGTTAGTCCAAGTCCAGGTGCTGAAGGCCACCTTGCCAGTGCTGCCGTTGCCGATCAGCACGTCTTCAGGCCAAGGGGTGCCCTTGGCGTCTTGCACGGCCGGGGCCGAGAGTTCGATGCCGCGCTTGGTGACCACGTTGCGCTTGAAGGCGAACTGCCACAGCTGTGTTTCGTCGCCGTTCTGATCCAGATAGGTCTTGAACGGCAGCCCATTGGGCCCCGGCTTAGAGGCGCTGCCGTGAGCATCAATGAAGGCCTGCTTGAGGGTCTTCACGAAGGCCTGGGCCGCGGCGTCGGCCTTACTGAGCAGCAGGTCGATCGACCACTGCTCCTTCTCGGATTCCTTTCCTTTGTTCACCACGCCAGGGCGGAGCACCTTGGCCCACATCAACTCCCCTTGCGGCGAAACCAGAAGCTCTTTCGGCATTTGCTCTACAGGTCTGTAGTAGACGTGCGGAACGTAGTCGGCCGTCAGCAAATCGTCAACACCTAGGTGTCACCTAGGGCACTCTTAGGAGAACGCATACGGGTTGGTGCCCACTTGTCCGGGACACAAGTCTCCAGTGATCGGGGCGGGACTCAACTTGCGAATCATTGCGTTGCAAGCGATCTCGTCGGCCATTACTGAAAGCCAGTCCACCTTGAACATCTCGCGCAATTCGCTGTGCAGTTGGCGATGCAACCACTCGGCTCGTTCTGGGACTACTGAGAAGCAGTCGTGATTGGTCAGCATCTCAATCCGCTTTGCTTCACCCCCGCAGACAATCGAGTGACAGAAGGCCGCGTCGAATGAGTGGATGACATTGGCCGTGATTCCCCTGCTGGTTGCCCGCGCGCTGAGCTCCCCCTCCGGGCGCCCCTCCCTTCTCGAGCGCTGCCTGGGCCTGGCGGTCAGAGCAGTGCCACTGCTCACCGTGTCGCCAAGCTCGGCGGCCAGCCGCATGGGCCAGCCCATGGGTGAGGTCCACTGGATCGGCTGCTGCTTGCTCACCACCTTTTTGGACGCCTCACGAAGCCAGTCCTGCAGAGCCAGGCATGGTGCGATTTCCGCCTTCAGGGCCTGGCGCATGACGCTTGCCATGTAGCGCACGGGCGCGAGCACATCTCCTTGCAGCCGCCATAAATCGGCCTGGCCTTTGCGCTCTTCGATGGCGGCGACTAGGCCATCCATTACCGACTGATGGCTGGCCCCGTAGATGCTCGTCATCACCGGCCCCTTGGCCAAGGAGCGGTCGATGCCGAAGTCCAGCCAGAACACGGCCTGCCGGGCAGCCACATCGCCGGCGGCCTCCACCTCCTGGCGCAGCAGCCAAATCACTCGCTCGGCCACGGCTTGATAGATGTCGCCGCGGGTGCTTCCGATCAAATTGGTGTGCCTGGCCAGCCGCTGATCACGCAGCAGGGCCGCGGCAATGCCCACCCCGGAGCAGGTCTGATCCAGGCGCACCGGGCAGCCGATCGGCACTGTCGGGTCATGCAGCCACTGGCGCACAGCCCGCGCCGCCTGCAGCAGTTGCCAGGGATCGTCAGCTCCGCGCCACAACTCAAGCCGGTCCAGCGGCTCCTCGGCGATGGCGGTCAGCAGGTCGAGGTTTTGCTTGCCCCAGTCGAGGCGCTCGTCCCACTTCGCTTTGCCCAGGCCGTAGTGCCCAGCCGCTGCCTTGAGCAGCCACTCAAAGCCTGTCTCTCCGCAGGCCTCTCCTTGCAAGGAGACCAGGGCTTTCTCGTGATCCGGCCCCTGGTGGGTGACGTACCTATTGGAGCTGTAGACGCGGCCGCGAAAGTCCAGGTCGTAGGCAAACCACACCGGCCGGCCATTGATGGCCTCCACTTGCCGCAGCGCCTCCTCGATTTTGAGCCGCGATGCCTTGTTGATGGTCTCGTCTTTCCAGGCCTCGGCTTTGCGTTTGTGCCACTCAGCCCAGTCCCGCTTGTCAGCCCATGGCTCGGGCTGTGGCGGCACCGCTAGTGGATCGCGTCGCACCGGAAACAGGTCTCGGATGTTGGCGTCCCACGCCTCGCGCTGCGCGGCCACCATCCATGGGTCGATCACTAGCTGCTGGCACTGAAGGGCATTGACCACCCGCAGCTGTGCGCCGATGTCGGCCTGCTCGAGGTAGCCCAGATCCAATGGCCGGCGGCTGGTTACCAGGGGCGAGCGGCTGTCCAGGTGCCCGCCGCCGTGCAGGCCCGGCCATGACCTGGGCTGCACCAGCATTGGCAGCCGGCGCACAGGCATTGGCCGCGGCGGGTTGGCCTTGATCACGGCCAACACTTCCGGCGTGGGCTCAAGCGACGGACTGCGGCGCCCCTGCTGCAGCACCCGCACCAGCCCGGTGTTGGCAACCACCAGATCAAGCAGCAGGCCGCCGACATGAAAGCGGTCCTGATTGCTCCAGGCCTCTTGGCCCAGCCGCAGCTGATTAAGGGCCCACTCGCCAACGACGTCTTTGCGGCGGCCGGCGGAGCGCTTCTTCATCAGCCGCAGCAGATCGCGGTCCTTCGCTTCGATCTTCAGCGCTTTGGCCTCGTCCTCGATCTCGCGTCCGATGGCCAGGGCCACCTCTCTGTAAGAACGGCGCTGGCTGAGCCGGTCGAGCACCACGCCCAGGGCCAGGGCAGCAATGGGCCGCAGGCCTTTGCCCTTGAAGGTGAGCAGGGCTGGCACGGCGCAGTAGTGGGGGCCGGCGATCGCCTCGCCCCTGACCAGTCGGCCAAACAGGGCATCGAGGGCATCGCTCACCTGCTCGCCGCACTCCTTGAACAGGGCCCGGCCGTATTCAGTGGCAGATTCCCGGCCCGCATCCAAAAGGTTTCTGCGGATGCTCAGCGCACGCTCTTCAGAGGCCTTGCGCTGAGCTAATTCCCGGGCTTTTTCCTCTGCCAGAGGTGTGGTGGACGAAATGCGGGGTGCATCAGCCACCGTGAACTCTGCGTTTTCCGCAATTTATCCACCACACCCCTGTAGAGCTGGGTTGTAACGGTGGAATCTCAGTCCTGGCGGATGTTCTGCGGGGGTGTAGAGGTCGAATTGGGATTTTAAGTCCGCTGCGTATGCCAATTCCGCCATGCTCCCGCGTTCCGCTGGAAGAGATCTCAGGGATTCGGTCGGGTGCGGCGGTTGCATTGTTAAGCATCCAACCGCACCCAATCCGCACCCTGAGCCGGTCCTGCGGATGCTGCCCACAGTAGGACTCAGGCCTCAATCGCAGCCGTGCAGGCCGTGAGGTGATGCGTCTGCAGGTGCATGTAGCGCTGGACGGCGGCGAGGGTCTTCCAGCCCCCGAAGGCTTGGATCTGCTGGAGGGGCACGCCGGCCTGGGCCATGCGAGTGGCGCCGGTGTGGCGTGTGCAGTGAATCGTGAGCTGCTTGTCGTCCTGAAGGCCGAGCTTCCCCTTCACTCGATCGAACAGATCACGAGCCCTCCAGTAGGGGTAGCCCCAGATCCGCTGCCGGGGCACGGCCGGCACATAGGGCTCAATGATGCTCCGGGCCTTGGGGCCCAGGGCGATGGTGCGGGGGCTGCCGTTTTTGGTCTTCCAGAACGTGATCAGCCCCCGCTCGAGGTCGACGTCCTCACCGCGCAGCCGCTCCACTTCAGACCAGCGCGCGCAGGTGAGGGTGAGAAACACCAGCATGTCGGCGAACTCGGGTTCACCCAGCTCCCGCAGGACGTGGCACATCACCTCGAGCTCTCGCTTTGAAATCACCCGGTCCTTGGTGTTGTGGACCTTGAGCTGTTTGGGGATTGGCGGGATGTGCTCGATGTAGCCGTGCAGGGCCGCATCGTCGAGCATGGCCCGCAGGCAGCTCACTTTTTTGTTGACGGTGGTGGGCTGATTGCCGGTCTCGAGGAGGTATTGCCGCCAGCGCTCGATCTCAGGCGCGCCCAGGGAGCCCAGCTGAACAGAGGCACCGAAGAAGTCGATCGCGTGCTGGCTGTAGATCGACGCGGTGCGCTCCCAGGCCAGGCCTTTCCACCTGATGCGCATCGAGAGCTCTCGCGCCTCCTTGATGGTGATGCCGGGGCCGCTGCTGCGGTTACTGGCTGGCCTGGCTGCGACCTGCTCGAGGAGTTCTTTGTGCCTTTCGAGCGCCTCGGCCTTGGTCTTGGTCTTACGGGTGCGGCGGACGCCGTCGACAGTCACGTCGGCGATCCATCCGCCCGCGATCTTGCGGACTGCCATGAGTCGGTGGGTGGTGGTTGGTCACAGGGCCCGCAGCTGATTGATCAGGTGCTTGCCCTTGGTGCTGATGCGCACCAGCAGGCGACGGCCATCGGCGGGATCCTTGAAGGTCTCCACCAGGCCGAAGCCTGTGCGCCCGTCCTCGCGGACTTCGGAGAGCGCTTGAACGTTGCGGGACACGGAGGCGTTGGTCGTTACCAGCCGCTCCTCGAGTTCCTTGTATTCGATCGGCCCGTGTTGGGCGATCTCGAGGAAAAACCGGATGCGATGCGCCGGCAGTTGAGCAGGGTCCAGAGTCTTAAAAACGTCAAGAGCCCGCGCCAGTTGATCCAGATCCAAGGGCCTGGGTCTCGTAGGTGACTCCTAGGACTCTCGCACAAGTGGAGAGAAACCGTGGCCCGGTCTGCGATCTGCTCCCCATAGGCCGCAAGGTGCTGCCACGTTTGGGTTTTAGGGATTTCCATCGATAGAAGTAAAACTAGCCGCACAGTCGATGGTCTCCAGGGCTGTTGATGGGTGCAAATGTACTATCCAAAAGCTCTAACGCTTCATCTGTCAGCTGAAGCCGATAGCCCCGGCGGTGCGGGTGGCTGCTGACTGTCACCAGGCCAATGCGGCTTTCGACCCAGCGCCCACCTTCCAGCCGCCCCCGCCCCCGCAGCAGGGACAGGGTGCGGCTGGCCTGGCCACTGCTTAGGCCCATGTGGGCCTGCAGCTCGGGCATGTTGTCGATCCCGGAGGCGATCCACATCAAGGCCTCAGCGGCCACCAGCGGGATTCCGGCATCGAAACGGGAGCGAACCGACGCCTTGCGCAGTCCGCCCAGTAGCCCGGCAACGGATTGGAGGGAGCTCATCGCTGGCTCCCCCTTGCTGCGGGCCTGGCCAACCCCTGGAGCACCCGGGCGCGATTGGCTGGGGTGTCAGCCAGCTTGTGGGCTACCAGGTGGTAGGTGATCAGCTGATTGATGCGGGCTTGTTCTTTCTGGCGTTGGCGCTGCTCTTCCTGCTTGCGGCTGGGGTGTCGCGCGATCTGCCAGATCACGATCGCCGGAATCAGCACGTAGCCGACCAGGGGCAGCACGGCTAGGGAGAGCAGGGCGCCGGCGGGCGCCAGCACGATGGCCACGCCCACAGCCAGGCGCTTGAGGTTGCGCTTCATGCGGCAACCTCCTGCACTTGAGCGTTGCGCACCTTCACCAGCGCGCCATTGGCGACACGGAGGGCGTCTTGGGTGACGGTCCAGCTGTCGTCACCGGGTGGCAGTGCCTGGACCTGGACCTCGAGGAGCTCGTGCAATAGGTGGGCCCTGGGGCGCAGCAGCGCCTCGAGCAGCCGGGCCTCCTTGCGAGTGATCGTCAGATGTAGGGGCATGGGTTTAGCGGCGCTGTGCTGCGGGGGTGTGGTGATCTTCGTGGTTGTATCGCTTTTCATCCCTTGAACTCCTCGAGGGCACGCTCGAGCAGGTAGGCGGAGAAGTTGGACATGCTCCGTCCTTGCTCAGTGGCGTGGCTTTCGATGCGCTCAAAGGTCGACCAGGGGACGGTGATGGTCATGCGCTGCGGCTTCTTCTGTTGGCCGCGGCGAAATGAGTTGGTCATGGTGTTGTGGTGGTGGTTGGTCGCTGGTTGAACCCAGCAGGGAAGGGGCGAACCCCCTCCGGGCTGAGATCAGCAGCCGGCGCGGCGGCAGATGGCCGCGGCCGATTCCGCTGGGGCGTCGAACGCCATGCACGCCTGGAACAGCTCGCCGTGACTGGTGTCCTCGTGCTCGTTGAGCTCGTAGAAGCTGTCACCCACCCGCACGTAGAACGTGGCGATGGTTCCGGTGATGCGCTCGGACATGCGGAAGCTGGCGTAGCCCACTCCGCGGATCCAGCGCTCAGGCGGCAGGCAGTTCAGCGCCTCCTCGTAGCGCTCCTGGCTGATCCGGTGAGGCCCGGTGCAGTAGCGCTGGCGGTCGCTCTCGATTTGCAGGTCGAGGGCTTCGATGGTGGGCAAGGCGTAAGCCTGCTGGCTCACCTGCCCCTGGGCCTGCAGCTCCTCGAGGGTTTCCCCTCCCCAGATGCTGCGGCCGTCACGGTTCAGAAAGGTGTAGATCCGGCCGTTGGCGGGATCCCATACGGCGGGCGTGCTGTTGCTGAATTGGGTCATTGGTTGGTGGTGGTGGTTGGTCGGTGAGCGCCAGGGCCAGCCCCAGCGCCAGTGATGCCAGCGCCGGCTTTAGTAGCCGAGCCAGGTCAGCGCCTGGCCCGCGTGGCAGCGGTGCAATACGGGCAGGTCTTGATTCACCTGCTCCACCAGCTGCAGCCGGTACTCCTCCAGATCAGCGCCGTGTGCCCTGAACAGGGCCTCCAGGTCGATTGGGGCCAGGCGGCAGTTGTCGTCAGCTGCCCAGATCACTGAGCGCTCGTAGGTGTCGTCCGCGTAGGACTCCAGCCAGTCGTAGCGGTCCCACCCGATCAGGTCGGGCGGAACGACGCAGCACACGGCAGGCTCGGCGGCGTTGGTCATTTGCTTGGGTGCGGTGGTTGGTCAGACCGCCGCAGTGCTCTGCAGCCCCGCAGCGATCTGCACTCATACTGGCCGCTGCTCTCCAGGGGCGGAGCAGGTGCGGGTGGCGTACCTGCCTATCTGTAACAATTCTTCACAGGGCCATGGGTATCAGGCCCCGGCCCTGGCAGGTGCCACCCCGCTGCAGCCCTGGCGGAGAGCCCACCCAGGCCCCCAGCGGATGTGCAATCCGCATCGGCGCCAGCCACCGCAGGCGATCACGCCAGCCGGATGCGGGCCAGCCAGCACCACGCCCACCAGGGGCAGCCCGGGCCAGCACCAGCGCCGCCGGCCTGGGCTGCCCAGCAGGGAAAAGAGCAGGGGGTACAGGGGGGAAGCTGCGACCGCGTACGTAGAGCACCCCGCCACATCACGCGACCCCAAAACCGGCCCCCAGACGGGCCAGGAACGCCCCCGTTTTGTCCCGGGGCTGTAGGTGGGTCCAGGTCGGGTGAGATGCCCCTTCTTGCCCCGTCCTGCGAACTATCCGGTCATTCCGGATTGTTGAGTGTGCCCACCCCCGGGAGCGTCCCCGTTGTGGGAGCGAAGCAGGGATCTGTTGCTGCTTGTCAGAGAGGGGACCGTACGGGGGTGGGGCTGTTGGGGTTACTTGCCTTTCTTTCCGCCGCCGCCTTTGCAGCCTTTGCCGCGAGGTTTGTTGAGCATGGTTTCGACCTACCCGGAAGATATCCAGATGGAAACCCAAAAATCGCTAGTGGGTGACTTTGGTCTACGGGGGTGGAGTCATAATTGACTTAGATTCGTCCCTGCGAGATCCCTTCCAGCCACAGGGTCGTGTCCTGAGGCTGGGATTACGGGATCACGCCAGTGTTATGCCCACTGACTGCATGAACCTTACCGACTTCGATCAAGAGGACTTCGTCATGGTCCACCGTCAGGGCCAGGAGGCCCTTCTGTCGCTGCTGGAGGAAAGGAAGCTCCTGCCCCGTGACTTGGCCGTTGTCTGGGGGCTACTGCCTCACCTGAACTGGCGCAGTGGTCGAGTCAAGGTCACAGCAACGTTTCTGGCCAAGCGGCTGGGGATGCGTCTGCCGGACGTGACCAACTCGCTCAAGCGGTTGCGAGAGAACCTGGTGATCAGCAAGGTCTATGACGAGCTCAGTGGGGAGAGCCACTTCCTGTTCAACCCCTGGTACGTCTCAGCGGGTAGCTCAAAACGCCGCGGTCATGCGCAGCAGCAGTTCAAAGAATCGCTGGAGTGAGCTGTTGATGACCGATAGCCTGAGTTGTACTTGCTCTACACCCGTGTACCTATCGAATACGGACCGGGAGCGCCTTGGTCTTTTTGGCTTTGGGTCCGATGTCCCGGATGAAGTGGTTGCCGACGCTGAAGCAGCTCTTGCAGCGCGTTGTGGAGGTGCTTGTCCTGCCCCAGCGCCGAAGGCCGCGAAGCGCGCGCGCAATAAGAAAGGCGAGTTTGAAGGCGATAACCCGGCAACGCCTGAGGTGAACGAGGCCTATGTGGCTGGCTAAGGTTGTGTTGCCCACCCAGGTGGTGCTGGGAGGCTCACCGGTGCCGTTGTTTGGGGGCTCCCTCTGTCACGGTGGCGGTGGTTGGTCGGAGACCCCTTCTGCCTTTCCGGCGGGAGGGGTCTCCTCATGAGCTGGACGCCAATTCCACCGGAGCTAGGCATTGGACGGTTCCCATATTTCTTCTGCTACATCCTGCGAGAGCTCAGGTTGGCGGAGATGCCGACCAAGCAGCAGCTAAGGATTTGCGACTGGCAGGAAAACGGTCCATCCCGTCAGATCACGGTGGGATTTCGCGGTGTAGCAAAGAGCACGATTGCCGCTGCTAGGGCGTTGCATCGGCTGCGGATTGATCCGTTCAACGAGAAGGTGCTAATCCCGGGATCGACAGCAGAGAAAGCGCTGGAGATCACCACGTTCATGGCGCGCTGCATCCGCGACATTGACATCCTTCGGTGCCTGGAGCCAAGAAATGACGGCCGCAGTAGTACCAGGGCGTTTGACGTGGGCCCTGCCGTTGTGGATCAAAGCCCGAGCGTCAGGGCAGTGGGCATCCTGTCGCCGTCCCTGACCGGAAAACGCTGCACAATCGCCATCCCGGATGACATCGAGACCCTGAACAACTCGATCACGCCGCTGAAACAGGAGCGCTTGGCCGCGGCCGTGACCGAATTGGAGGCGATCCTCAAGCCGGACGAGGGTCAGGAGCTGCCGCGGATGATTCAGTTCCTGGGTACGCCTCACCTGGAGACGTCGCTGTACCTGCGGCTGGTGCGTGAGCGCAATTATTCGATCCGCTACTGGCCGGCGCGCTACCCGGACCCCACCGATGCGGACCAGTGGGATTGCTATGAGGGGCATATCGACCCGGTCATGGCCGCCGAGGTGGAGGAAGACCCGTCTCTAGTGGGTGCGCCGACCGATCCTGAGCGTTTTGGCCACGAAGAGCTGCTGAACCGCGAGATGCGGATGACCAGGGCGTCGGTGCAGCTGCAGTTTCAACTGAACTGCCGGCTGTCGACCTTGGATCGCTACCCCGTGCGACTGGGTGATCTGATCGTGATGCCCCTCGATGGCAAGGCACTGCCCGAAGTGGTGGCATGGTCTTCCGGCACGGAGTACCGAATCCAGTCGATTCCCTGCGTGGGCCTTGGCGCCGATCGCTTTTACCACTCGCCCGCGTTGATCCAGGGCTGGGTGCCACAGGAGGAGACATGGCGGTGCGTGCTGGCGGTTGACCCGTCCGGCCGCGGCAGCGATGAGCTGGCCTGGGCTGTGGTGGCGGAGCTCAATGGCAACCTGTTTGTGCTCGAGAGCGGTGGCACCACCCGCGGCTACGAGGAGGAGGTGCTGGTGCATCTGGCGAATGTCGCCAAGCGCTGGAAGGTCAATGCCTGCATTCCGGAACCGAACTACGGCGACGGCATGTTCACCTCACTGCTCAAGCCCGTAATTGCGCGCGTGTGGCCCTGCACAGTGGAGGAGGCGCCACGCAGTGCTGGGCAAAAGGAACGGCGGATCGTTGATGTCCTAGGCCCACTCAGCCAGCAGCACAGGCTGGTGTTCAGTAGTGAGCTGATCCAGAAGGATTGGACCGGAGCCGAGCGCGATCCCGATACCGGCCACCAGCGCTCGTTGATGTATCAGCTCAGTCGCATCACGGCTGATCGCGGTTGCTTGAGCTTCTACGACCGCATCGACTCCTTGGCGATCGGCTGCAGCTACTTCGTTGATGCCGCGGCCCAGGACCAGCAGCGCGCTCAGCAGCAGCGCGCTGATGAAATTGACGACTGGAGCAGGCAGGCGTGGATGGATGAGACGGGAGCCAGCGTTGATGCGCTGGCCCTGGGGTTCCGTCCAATGGCGCGTAGTGCTGCCTATGGCGGTGTCAGGCGGCGCTAGGCGGCCGCAGCGGCACTACTTTCACCTTGTCCTCGAGCTCAGCAAAGTTGAGCTTCCCGGCCATGCGGGCGAGGTCTGCTGTGGGCGTATCAGGCATCGCCGCGGCCGTGATGCTGTTCTGCTTCAGCAGCTGCAGGGCCTCGCGGCGTGCGTTCTTGTCGCCATTGCGCAGGTCATCAAGGATTCCATGGGCGACTTCCGCATGGATCTCCTCCAGGATGTCTCGTAGATCGTTCTTGGCCACGGTTACATGGGTGGAGAGCTTTCTCCATGATGCCGATACAGGATGTGCAGTTCACTGATGAGCGGTGGCTGCAGTTTTGGGAGCACTACAAGGGGCTTCGGCATCAAAAAGATGCGGTCATCAAGCTCGGAAGGCATATCAAGGCCGCGGATCCTGGGCTGCTCAGCGAATCAGCCGAGTGGGTGGATGACTGGCGGGGCAGCAAGGCGGATTACGGGGCTGCGCTTGAGCTGATCAAGTCGTTTGAGGGCTGTCATCTGAGCGCCTACCCCGATCCATTGCACGGCTGGTCAGTGGCAACCATTGGTTATGGGACCACCCGCTACCCAGACGGCCGCCAGGTGCAGCGCGGAGACAAGATCACCGTGGTTGATGCGGCGGAGCTGCTCAGTCGTGAGGTGGATCGCATTGCAAGCAGCCTGAGCGAGACCGTGCCGCACTGGCAGGGGCTTAATCGGGGCCAGCAGTCTGCACTGATTAGCTTCGCTTACAACTTGGGCGCTGGTTTCGTTGGTGCCAGCGGCTTCACGACCATCACCAAGAAGCTGAAAGAGAGGGACTGGGATGGGGTGCCCGATGCCATGGAGCTTTATCGGAACCCAGGCACCAACGTGGAGGCCGGATTGCTGCGTCGTCGCCGCGCGGAAGGTGCGTTATGGCGCGGGCAGCAGGTTGCGGCGCCCAAACAGGCCGCATTGCTGAAGGTGGAATGGCAGAGCCAGCTCGATAACAAAAGTGGCGCGGGTTACAGGGAGTGTTTCTCCTCGAGCTGCGCGATGTTGGCCATGTTTTGGAGCAAGGTCGCCAATGACGATGCCTATAACAAGATCCGCGCACGTTTTGGCGATACCACGTCGGCTCAGGCCCAGCTGGCAGCGCTACGGGAGCTCGGCCTCAAGGCCGACTTCCACACCAATGGCGGCCCTGCGGCCCTGGAGGCCGAGGTCGACGCTGGCCGGCCAGTGGCAGTCGGGTGGCTGCATCAAGGGCCCGCCACGGCGCCCAAAGGCGGCGGTCACTGGACGGTAATCATCGGCTACACCGATGCCGCCTGGATTCACAACGACCCCAACGGCGAGGCGCTGCTGGTCCAGGGCGGCTACACCAAGAACACCAAGGGGGCTGGGATGGTTTACAGCCGCAAGAACTGGAATCCGCGCTGGATGCCAGGTGGCTCCGGCGGTTGGTATCTCACCTGTAAGCCATGAGAAGAGAGCGACTGCACCTTGGGCAAGGGACGACGATCGAAACTGGCCGAGACTGGAACGGGCGATTCTTCATCGCGTACACCAAGGGCGCCAGCGTGTTTCTTCGCTGCCCGATCGAAACCAGGCGGTGGCTGAAACTGCCGGCCAAGATCCCTTCGCGGGAAGCGTTTGACAGCTGGATTGCCTCGCTTGAGGCTGCCGATAGACAGCAGGCAGCTACTTAGCCTTACTGCCCTGCCAGGCCTCGCCTAGGTTCTCGGCTGCTTCCTGGGCAAACCAGCGTGCGATCGCTGTCTGCTGGTGCCACAAGGTGTTCAGTAACAGTGCTGTGTTGAGCAGGCCCTCGTGGTCGCCTGACTCGAACAGGTCAAGCAGTGTTCGCTTCGTGGCCTCCTGCCTGAACTGCAGCTCCTGGCCAACGACGAAGGGCTGCACGGTTACCTCTTGACCTTGGGGCTGATGATGCCGGCTACTACTTCGATCACCCGGTAGAACTTCACCAAAAGCCGGGTGTACTCGTTGAGCGCCTTGTTGTCTTTGGGGGTGGGCGTCATGTTGACGATCACCAGGGCCACGCCATGGATGGCAACGGCAAGGGCGACGTAATCAGCGAGGTGGTTCACGTTTGCCTCTCGATTTCTCGGAGTCTGGTTTCGTGGTCCTGCAACATTGTCTGCACGCCCTCGAGGATCGTTGTGGTGCGCGACTCGAATCGCCCCAGGCCGTTGGCGATCTTCCAAAGCGCGGCTACACCAGAGCCGCTCAAGCCGATTAGGGCAATGATCGACGCTGGCTCCATTGGCGGCTGAGTTCCACCCCTGCAGAGTAACGGCCTGGCCGATGCTGTCCAAGCCATGCATAAATCTCCGGCCTGTGTTCAGGATTCCCGCGCCATAGCAGCCGGGCCACATGCCGCAGGCTGGCCGTGTCCTTGGCATGGCTGAGGTAGGCCATGGCCGTTTCCAGGCTGCAGCCAGTGGCCTTCCGTTTCAGGCGCTTCAGCGAGCGCTTGCGGATCAGCTTGTAGGTGCGCCAGTGGCGATAGCCAACCCAGTCCACGCCGTCATCCACCCAGCCCACACCGCTC